CGTACCATCACCATACCACAAGGAGTCACGCATCGAGGGAAGCTCGGTTTTATTCTTGCGGCTGTAACGCTGGTGGGCTTTCAGCTCCCCGTGAACGGCATCGTACCACAACGGTTCGATGTCAGGACGGTTCAGGAACCCACGGAGGCTCTGAATGCTCCGGAGCTGCTTCCAGCCTTTCTCTTCTGCAATCCGGTTGAATTCCACGAATATTTGAGCATCAGTATAAACGGGAACGCTACTCCGCTTTAACGCTATAATCATGTTACCGGCTTCCTCGGTTATTTTCAGGGTATTGTCATTCCCCATTTTCTTGCTGATCAGGCAGGAGTAACCCTCTTTCTTGTATTGGTTTATCTTGTCTTTCAGCCGGGCGGCGTTTTCAGGCAGTGTGTGGCCATAAGAATCACGGAGGCGGTCTGCCGTTCCGATAATCGTTTCCCATACTTTCTTTGTACTTCCACCCAAAGCCTTGCGATAGCCCTCCCGGTCATTCAGGATCGATATCAACTCGTTCAGTACCGAGGCGTTTATGGTGTATTCCTCTTTTTTCCTTTCGGTAAGGCTCACCATCTCGCCGGCCTTGTCATACCGGTAATCCTCAAAGAATGTTCGGGCGGCATCATCTATTTTAAGCCTGTCTTTCATGCACTGCTCTTTGATTAGCTCCACCGGATCACCATACTTTTGCTCAAAGCGGATCCGGTAACGTTCAGGTAGGGAGGAATAGACATATAAAGCGATGTTTCCTCCACCGCCTCCACGAGAAATAACATCAACACGTTTCCTGTATTGCAAGGACTTCAATGTTCCGGGTTTTATTACCGGATCATTTCCTGATGTTAATTCATCGTAAGTTGCACATACTGTTTTTCCAAAATACTCCATACCTTTTTAAACTTTGTCCCCGGAGGCGGAGTCGAACCACCTCAAAAGACCGTCCGGGATTTTTCTTACCTTTGCAAAATCAAATCGTTATCATCATGGAAACATCATTTTGTATCACTTTTTACATTGATCAGGAGATTGCCCAGCCTGACAACGTTCGCACAGCGTTTGCAAATCAGCTAAGGAGATTGAACCTGAGATACAGAAGTAAGCCTTATTATCCCGAATCCGGATGGTTAACCCCCGCGTTTGGAGTTCCGGTGGAGTTGAGTTTCTATACGTCAATTCCAAAAGGCCGGCCAAGCGGAAGTAAGGCTCTTCATCAAGCTCTAAAAAACGCCGTGAACGAGATTGAGAGGGAACATAAGGAGGTTGTAAAGACAGCCATAGAGAGGGCGTGTCATCCATCTCGTTGACGATTTCGGGGCATCTTGCGGAGTACAAGGTTCTTTCCGCATCAAGCAGATCTTCAAACGATTTTCTGATAGTGTCATCTTCTTTAACGTGAAATACTCTTTTCATGATTAATCCTCCTTTATATTTAATGGTACTTTTTTAATCAGGCGGGCGGCATTGGCAAAATTCAAGACTACCACTATAATAGCCCATATCGGACTATCATCAGTTATACATAAAAAGCATAAACTTAGGCAGAAATACCACACGTAAAACTTTTGCCTCGCAGTCAAAGAGAAATACTCCCTGAACTCATCTCCAAAGAGAAGTAACAACACCTCTTTCATACCGCCTCCTTTTGATCTCCGATTTCAACACCTCCACGTTCAAGGGCTACCTTACGGATAAGCCTCGCCTTGCTGCTGTTACTGCGATAAACCAGTGCCTCCCAAACGGCTTTGCTCGTGACTTTAAAATCCTTTGAGATTTTCTTGATCTCACCACGATCTACTACTATTCGCTTTCTCATATCACATTGTTTTTAAAAGTTATTCATTGTCATATCAGCCGTTTTCACTACCTTTACAGCCGGTAATATTAATACGGTGATGCAAATATATAGGATAATTATCACAATATAAAGCAAAATCGTGATTATTTTCACAGAAAGAATAAAATTATGATTGAACGAATTAGCCAATTTATACAAAATCAAGGGATTAGCGTTAGATCTTTTGAACAGTCAATATCTGCGAGCGATGGCATGATTAGGCGAGCCATAAATAATAAAACAGATATTCAAAGCAAATGGCTTTCCGTTATTGCGGATAATTATCCTCACCTCAATTTAGAATGGCTAATAACAGGGCGAGGCTCTATGCTAAAGGAAACCCCACAGCCGCTATCACTCCCGACTATTAATTATGAATATAAGGGAGCACCTTACTACAATGTAGATTTTATCGGTGGATTTGATCTCGTTTTAAATGATCAAACAATTAATCCGGATTACTATATAAATTTTGAGCCTTACAATAAACCCGGTGTTGTGTGGTGTAATATTACAGGTCATTCTATGGAACCCGAATTAAGCAACGGAGACTATATCGCCCTCAAAGAAATGACCGATCCCGTCCAATATCTCCCCTATGGAGAAATATATGCCATCGTGACAGAAAGCTATCGGACTGTTAAACGAATAGGAAAAGCAGACCAAAAAGATTTTATTCGCTTAATCCCCACCAATAAAAGCCCGGAATACAGTCCGCAAGACATTCCTATTTCCATGATACAGAAAGTATACGCAGTATTAGGAAGTATGCACAGATTGTTCTAAATAAAAGAGACACACGCACGTTTTCAACACAAATAAAACAGAAATTGCCAGATACCTTTTTATAAATCAGCATATTACTCTATTATATATGCTGATTTGCATTATTCTTTATATGGTATTTTCCCCCCTTGAATAATACATAAAGCCATAAAAACGGGTAGTAAAATGGTAACTTGTATAATTCAACCCATCTTAATTTTGCTTAAATTGCATATCCAAACGCATACCCAATCAACACATTTCGTTTTTTTCTTGACAAATTTGCATACCCAAACGCATATCCTACTGCATATCCAATCCTCAAAAAACGAAATATTCCCGTTAAAATCGCCACTCTCCTCCCCCATCCCTATTTTCGCTATTTTGAGCACTAAATTTCAACTATTCAAAAGTAGGAAGCCAATCTATCTATAAAGCACAAAAAGGGCTGCAAAACGCCTAAATAAAGCATTTCGCAGCCCATGTACCGCATTTCTCCTACCCTACTCTACTCCGTTTATCACATCTCCATTGCCATGTAAAGTTGACGGGCGTTCAAACCGTTCAAAGTAAAGTCCAAAGTAAAGCCAAAGTAAAGCAGAGTAAACTTTTCGTTTTTTCTCTCTCCCCTCTCCTATTCGTACATAACTATTTGTATATCAAAACTATTACCGTTTATGCGGAATAACTCAATTTATCGCATTTCGTTTTATCCCCCTTATAAGTCATAATCTGTGCCACGTCTGTGATACCATTCAATCCAAAGGAATATCCGGCACCTACCCAAGCAACATCGGTTTTCAGTACACGCACGCCTGCATCCCTCACTTCCTTTACAATGTCACGCTGCAACAAAGCACTGATACCTTCTTTTGGATGAAGATCGGACTGTGTCCATAAACCAATTTCCACACCATTCTTACGAGCATAGTCTGTCAGGTTCTTCAAGTTTTGAATGTTACCGTCCAGCGTTTCCGTCTGACCATAACCGGCTCCATAACCATCATTAGGCAACAGCCACCCCAGCGGCATATCATGATTCTTGTAGCGGTCTATTACAGCACGCGCCGAAAACTGATAATTATCTTTCTCTCCATTCAACGATTCTTTAATACCACTATTATCTTTTTGACTTTCTTTGTAACGCTTCCCATCCTCAAACAGAATACCATTTTCGTCCTCTTTCCAATAGTCACGATTATAGGCATTCAGGTGTCCTTGATAGAAACCGAATTTCGGCATCAGTACGGGGTTACCTGTCAACTGGTAATAATCGTTCAGCAAGGATACGGTACCATCATTAACCATAATGAAGATATCGAGATAGTTTGTTTGGTGGAATAATTTCACAATACCCTTTTCTTCTCTACCAAAATCGTAAACCCCTCTTTTAAAGGTATACCACATCAAACCGTAGCCATTTGTTGACCAATAATACGGATTGGGAGATGCTACTCCTCCATCTGTCCAGCTATTTTGGTTTTCAATAGAGATGGTCTTGCCTTTGTGTGAGAAACGGCCGTTTTGTACACCACCTCCATAGAAATACTCCTGAAGGTTTTCTTTCAGTTTCAAGATAACTCTTTCTTTATCAAAAAGAACAGGCTCAGCCTCTTCCAGTACAGTAACACCAGTTTTGAGGTTTATGACTTTCATCAATGCGGTACTCTTATCAAACTCTACTTTTATTTTTCCGCTGGTAATCGAGAAAAAGTCACCATTATTTTTAATATTCAATTGAGATACACCCCTACGTGGTTGGTCCACAAGAATTTTAGCTTCAGGCTTTGCTTCCGGGACACGAAGCATCCCACCCGAATTATCCTGGAACACTCTGAAAATATTTTCTCCATAAAAGTCGAGCGTCATACGCTGGTGGTTGGAAAACAAGATATCAACCGTAGTCGGATTGATTTTCACCACGTCAACAATTAAAGTTTCTTGTTGCGTTATTCCGGTGTAGTTTTCTTCTACTGCATACGCTGACAGACAAGGTAGCATAAAACATAGGAAGGAAGCAAACAATAATGCCTTCAACTTCCCAGAGTCATTGAGTAATTTCTTCATGTTTTTTTCTTTTTAAGGTTATGAATATTCTTTAAGTCAAAAGGATTCGCTACAAATATGAAAAAGAAGATACTTAAAAAGTAACCTTTCCAAACGTACTTTGCAAAGATACTTAGTTTTTAAAGTTAGCCGAAATTGTAGACCTAAAATATCTCGCATACTTTAAAAATATAATAAGTACCAAATTTCAATAAACAAATTACAACTTTTCAATCGAATATAGACAAAAAAAGAGTTGTAAGTAGTTAACTTACAACTCTTTTCTTACAATATATTATTCGTTTATCTACCAAACTTACTTGACTTCCTCGAAGTCTGCATCTTGCACGTTGTCGCCATGCTTAGCAGTATCCTGAGCACCACCAGCTTGTCCGGCATTCATATCAGGACCAGCCTGAGCACCACCTTGAGCACCGCTCTGTGCATACATTTCAGCACTTGCAGCCTGGAATGCAGTATTCAGTTCTGCCATAGCAGTATCAACAGCAGCCAGATCCTGTGCCTTATGAGCATCTTTCAGTTTCTGCAAAGCAGCTTCAATCGGAGCTTTCTTGTCAACCGGCAGCTTGTCACCCAATTCTTTCAACTGATTTTCAGTAGTGAAGATCATTGAGTCAGCCTGATTCAGCTTATCAATCTTTTCACGTTCTTTCTTATCAGCTTCTGCATTAGCTTCAGCTTCAGCCTTCATCTTTTCAATTTCTTCTTTGCTCAAACCGCTGGAAGCTTCGATACGAATAGCTTGCTCCTTCCCTGTAGCCTTATCCTTAGCAGATACCTTCAAGATACCGTTAGCATCGATATCGAACGTTACCTCAATCTGAGGAACACCACGACGAGCCGGAGCAATACCTGACAGGTTAAACTGACCGATTGACTTATTCTGAGCAGCCATCGGACGCTCTCCTTGCAATACATGGATCGTTACTTCGCTCTGGTTATCAGCAGCAGTAGAGAATGTTTCGCTCTTCTTGCACGGAATAGTAGTGTTAGCATCGATCAACTTGGTCATTACACCACCCAGAGTTTCGATACCCATAGACAGCGGAGTAACATCCAGCAATACCACACCCTTGATTTCGTCCGTCAGCACAGCACCCTGTACGGCAGCACCTACGGCCACTACTTCATCCGGATTTACACCTTTAGAAGGAGCTTTACCGAAGAAATCTTCAACCAACTTCTGTACAGCCGGTATACGTGAAGAACCACCCACAAGAATTACTTCGTCGATATCAGAGTTGCTCAAACCAGCATCAGACATAGCCTTCTTACACGGTTCCAGACAAGCCTGAATCAAAGTGTGAGCCAAAGCTTCGAACTTAGCACGAGTTAAAGTCTTAACCAAGTGCTTAGGTACACCACCTACCGGCATAATGTACGGCAAGTTAATTTCAGTACTTGTAGAAGAAGACAATTCAATCTTAGCCTTTTCAGCAGCTTCTTTCAGACGTTGCATAGCCATCGGATCCTGAGTCAGGTCGGCACCTTCGTCATTCTTGAATTCATCTACCAACCAAGTGATAATTACCTGGTCAAAGTCGTCACCACCCAAGTGAGTATCACCGTTTGTTGACAATACTTCGAATACACCGCCACCGAATTCAAGGATAGAGATATCGAATGTACCACCACCAAGGTCGAATACGGCAACCTTCATATCTTTGTTCGCTTTATCGATACCGTAAGCCAAAGCAGCAGCTGTCGGTTCGTTCACGATACGTTTCACTTCCAGACCGGCAATCTGGCCGGCTTCTTTTGTTGCCTGACGCTGAGAATCGGAGAAGTAAGCCGGAACGGTAATTACAGCTTCTGTAACTTCTTGCCCCAAATAGTCCTCAGCAGTTTTCTTCATTTTCTGAAGAATCATAGCTGAAATTTCCTGCGGAGTATAAAGACGTCCGTCAATATCTACACGCGGCATGTTGTTGTCACCCTTAACAACCTTATAAGGCATACGGGCAATTTCTTTCTGAACCTGATCCCAAGTCTCACCCATGAAACGTTTGATTGAGGATACGGTTCTTGTCGGGTTCGTGATAGCCTGACGTTTTGCAGGGTCACCCACTTTACGCTCACCACCGTCAACGAATGCTACGATAGACGGAGTAGTACGCTTTCCTTCACTGTTTGCAATTACTACAGGCTCGTTTCCTTCGAATACAGAAACGCAAGAGTTTGTAGTTCCTAAGTCAATACCAATAATTTTTCCCATGATCTTTAATATTTTATTTGTTATTATTCAAGTTTCAGTCGCCTGCCTCTGCAGCAGACGCCAATAAAAAGACAAACGTCGTGCCAAAATGTTCAGAGAGGTTGTAATTTTATAGGTTGGCAGAAAGGCTGTCAGTTTGGCAGAATACAACTGCTTTTTTCTGTCGAAAATTACCAT